GCAATGCGCAGAAACGCATCGCGGCCCGCTTCATTTGAGGAAACATGGCACGCCTGACGATGCTGAAGCCGCGCGTCAGCACGCTCGACACCGCGATCGCCGCGGCGCCCGCTAAGACTGCAGCGCCGATCTACTCCACGCCGGAATATGCCGAATGGCGCAGGGTGGTCATCGGCCGTGCTGCAGGGCGCTGCCAGGATCCGCGCTGCACGTTCCCAGGACGTCGCGGCATTCGCCTGTTCGCCGATCACGTCGTCGAGCTGCGGGATGGCGGCGCGCCCTTCGATCCAGAGAACGGCCTGGCGCGCTGCGGATCCTGCCACACACGGAAGACCGCCGAAGAGCGGACGAAGCGCCAGGCGCGCTAAACGATCGGCGCTAAGGGGGGTGGGCAAAAGTCTACGAAGGGGAGGCGGCGACCGCGCCTACCCGCATTCAGACCTTTTTTTATCCGATGGCCGCTAATTCGCTGGGGTAGCGGTCACGATCATTAGGAGGGGCGGATAGTGACCAATTACCGCCGCCGATTGTGAGCGAAACTGAACAAAATCCTCGCTCGGCCCGCGTGGGCCGCCCTGAGTACAAACCGACCGAAGAGCAGCGCGACCAGGTGCGAGATCTGCGCGCCAAGCGCCGGACCAGTCAGGCGATCGCCCAGGCGCTCGGGATCTCGCGCAACACGCTTCGCAAGTACTTCGCCCATGAGCTCGCCGGCACGATCGACCAGGTCGCGCGCGAGGGCGAGCTCGACTTTACTGCCCCGGTGCACCAAGCCGCGCCGGCGACAGCGCCGATCGGCCGGCCCGAATATGAGCCGAGCCAGCGCGATCGCGACGACGTTCGGCTGATGAAGGCCGACGACTGGTCTGACGATCGCATCGCGCGCCGGCTCGGGATATCGCGCAACACGCTGCTGAAGCACTTCGCCCAGGAGCTCGAGGATGGCGCCGACCATGTGCGCCAGATCGCGCTGCGCAACCTGATGAGGGCGTCGAACAACGGCAATGTCGGCGCCAGCAATTCGCTGCTGCGCCTGTCCGGCCTGGTGCCGCCGCCGCCATTGCCAGGTCAGAGCCAGCCCCACGGCGAGGCGCCCCCGCAGATGCCGGATCTCGGTAAGAAGCAGCTCGCCAAACTCGACGCGCAGACCGCCGAAAGGGGGACGTCCTGGTCGGATCTGATGAACTGACGGCGGTCGCCGAGGCCGACGGCTGGGATCTGTCCTGTCTCGACTGGGAAGATCGCATCATGCGCGGGCTGCCGCTGGTGCCGCAGGATCTGCCGCTCGACCCGGTGCTGGCGAATCGCGCCGTCGGCATCTTTAAAAAGCTGCGCATCCCCGATGTGCCCGGCACGCCAACCATGGCAGAAGCGGCGGGCCAGTGGTTTCTCGACATCATCGCGGTGATCTTCGGTTCTCTCGACGCGGCGACATCGCAGCGCATGGTGCGCGGCCTCTTCTGCCTGGTGCCGAAAAAGAACGCCAAGACGACCTACAGCGCCGCCCTGATGGTCACCGCGCTGCTGATGAACCGTCGCCCGCTGGCCGAGTTCATCCTGACGGCACCCAGCCAGGAGATCAGCGACAAGGCCTTCAGCCAGGCCTGGGGCATGATCAAGCTGGATGACGAAGGCTTTCTGCAAAAGCGCCTGAAGGTCCGCGACCACCTGAAGGAAATCGAGGATCTGAAGACCGAGGCCGTGCTGAAGATCAAGACCTTCGACGCCGACATCGTCACCGGCGCGGTGGTCGCCGGCGCGTTGATCGACGAGATCCACCTGCTCGGCAAGCGAGCCGGCGCCGCGGCGATCATCGGCCAGCTGCGCGGCGGCATGGTCAGCGTGCCCGAGGCGTTCTTCGCCATGATCACGACCCAGTCGTTCGATCCGCCGGCCGGTGTGTTCAAGGCCGAGCTCGACGTGGCGCGCGCGATCCGCGACGGTCGCGCCCGGATCGACACCCTGCCGGTGCTCTATGAGCTGCCGCGCAAGCTGCAGAAGGATCGCAAGTTCTGGGAGGACCCCAGGCACTGGCCGCTGGTGACACCGAACCTCGGGCGCTCGATCTGGATCCCGCGCCTGGTCAAGGATCTCGAGGAAGCGCGCCTGAAAGGCGACGCCGAGGTCCAGCGCTGGGTGTCGCAGCACCTCAACATCGAGATCGGCCTCGGCCTGCATTCCGATCGCTGGGCTGGCGCCGACTACTGGGAGCGCAACGCCGACAGCGACCTCGACCTGGTCGAGATCATCCGGCGCTCTGACGTGCTCTGCATGGGCGCCGACGGCGGCGGCCTCGACGACCTGCTCGGCCTGGCGGTGATCGGCCGCTGCGCCGAGACCGGCCTCTGGCTGCACTGGGGGCACGCCTGGGCCCATCAGTCGGTGCTCGAGCGCCGCCAGGAGATCGCGCCGGCGCTGCGCGACTTCGCCGACGATGGCGACGTCACGATCGTCGAGCGCAGCGGCCAGGATCTCGAAGAGCTCGAGGAAATCTGCCGCGACGTCGTCGCCAGCGGGAAACTGTTCAAGCTGGGCGTCGATCCGGCAGGCGTCGGCGGCATCGTCGATGCGGCCAAGCGGGCCGGCATGGTCGACGACCAGGTCGCGGGCATATCGCAAGGCTGGAAGCTGTCGGGCGCCATCAAGACGGCCGAGCGCCAGCTCGCCGACGGCCGGATGCGCCAATGCGGTCAGCGCCTGATGGCCTGGGCGATCGGCAACGCCAAGGTCGAGCCGCGCGGCAACGCGATAACGATCACCAAGCAGAAGGCGGGCTCGGCCAAGATCGATCCGCTGATGGCGATGTTCAACGGCGTCACGCTGATGAGCATGGACCCCGCGCCGACCACCGTGCAGGCCGGCTTCTTTGACCTCTCGAGGCTGAACAATGGCAGCTCCGTTTCTCGGCACTAATCGGCCGCGCCGGCGCGAGCTGATCGAGCCGTCGTTCGGCATCGAACGGCTGCCCAGGATCCAGAACGCCGATGCGCCGCTGACCTGGGAGCAGGCGGCGCGTCTCGCCGGCTGGACGATCCCGACCTTTGCCGGCCGCGACGTCACGCCCGAGACGGCGATGCGCCTGTCGGCGGTCTATGCCGCGGTTCGCCTGATCAGCGGCGTCATGTCGTCTCTGCCGTTCCCGGTGCTGCTGCTGCTGGCCGATGGCGACGCCAAGCCGGCGCCCAATCACGCCGTGCACTGGCTGATCAACGAAGAGCCGTGTCCCGGCTGGTCGGCCAATCTGTTCTGGAAGTACCTGGTGACCTCGGAACTGCTGGCCGGAGACCAGCTCGCCTGGATCGAGCGCGACCGCAACGGCAACGTGCTGAACCTGTGGCCGCTCAATCCGCGCGTCACGTCGGTCGAGCGCGACCCCGACAGCGGCTATCGCGTCTACACGACCACCGACTGGCGCGGCCAGGTCCAGCGCTACCACGAGGATGACGTGCTCCACATTCCCGGCGAGGGATTCGACGGGCTGCGCGGCAAGTCGGTGATCGGCTGGGCGGCGCGCCAGTCGATCGGCACCGGCCTGGCGGCCGACGAATATGCCGGCCGGTTCTTCGCCAACGGCGCGCGCTTCGACTACGCGCTGACCACCGAAAAGCGGATCGACGACAAGCGTGCGGCCGAGATCCTCAACTACTGGATGGGCCGCCACCAGGGACTCGACGCCAGCCACGCGCCGGCGCTGCTGACCGAGGGCGTGCAGTTCAAGGAACTGCAGATGAGCCCCGAGGACACCCAGCTGCTCGAGACCCGGAAATTCCAGGTCATCGACATCGCCCGCGCCTTCGGCGTGCCTCCGGTGCTGATCGGCGAAAGCGAGAAGGCCTCGGCCTGGGGCACCGGCATCGAGCAGCTCGTGCTCGGGTTCGTGAAGTTCACCGTCAAGCCGATGCTCGACAAGATGGCCAGGGAGGTCAGCCGCAAGCTGCTGACCAGCAAGATCTACCGCCGCCAGGACTACATCGCGCGCCACGACCTGGCCGACCTCGAGCGCGGCGACACCCAGGCGCTGATCGCCCTGGTGCGCGGCCTGGTGGGCGGCGCCCAGGGCCCCGGCATCGCCACCACCAATGAAGTGCGCCGCATGGTCGGCCTGCCCCGGCGCAGCGACGGCGACGCCCTTTACGCCACCGGCACCCCTGCAAGCGACCCCTCGAAAGGCAAACAAGATGCGCCACCGCCTGCTGAATAGCCCGCTCGCCGCGATCGCGGCCGGCCTCGCGCTGCCCCAAAATCTGTCGATCGTCATGCACGCCAACCGCGACGGCGCGCGCGCCGCCTGGCATGCCCGCTTCGACAATCGCCGGAAGGTCGAGGCCAGGGATCCCGGCAAGCTGACCGTCACGGCCGCCTCGGCCGACACGACCGAGATGATGTTCTATGACGAGGTCGGCTTCTGGGGCATCACCGCCAAGCAGTTCGCCGACGCGCTGGCCGCCGTGACGACGCCCAGGATCCTGCTGCGCATCAACTCTCCTGGCGGCGACGTCTTCGACGGCTATGCGATCTACAACGCGCTGAAGCAGAGCCAGAAGCAGGTCTCGGTCGTTGTCGACGGCCTCGCCGCCTCGGCCGCCTCGTTCATCGCCATGGCGGGCGACACGCTGTCGATGGGCGATCCGTCGATGATGATGGTCCACCGCGCCATGACCTTCGCCTACGGCAACGTCAACGACCTCGCCGCAGTCAAGGATCTGCTGGCCAAGGTCGACGGCCAGATCGCCGACATCTACGCGGGCAAGTCGGGCCGGCCGGCGTCCGACATGCTGGCGATGATGGACGCCGAGACCTGGCTGACCGCCCAGGAAGCGGCCGACAACGGCCTGATCGACGAGATCATCCAGCCCAATGAGCCGGATGAAGAGGGCGCCTCGGCCGCGGCCCAGGCACACGCCGCCCGCCTGCGCGCGGCCCAGCTGGTCTCCCTCGGCATCCGCCAGAAGTAACCGACGCGCGGCCGCCCAGCCGCGCCCATCCTTCCGCCCTTGGGCAAGGCTTTCCCCAGTCGGCTTCGCTGCCGACGCTCCTGAACAAAGGAACGACACATGAAGTCGATTCAGGCGCTGCGCGAGCAGCGCAATATTGCGGCCACCGCCATGATGGCCCTCGTCAACGACACGCCCGGCGACCAGTGGGGCGGCGACCATCAGGCCAAGTACGACAAGATGCTGGTCGACATCGAGAAGCTCGACAAGGAGATCGAGCGCGTCGAGAAGGCGATCCAGCTGGTCGGTGCGCATCGCGACGCGATCGACGGCCTCGCCGACCGGAGCGGCCAGCGCCGCGGCCCGACCGAGGCCGAGGAAGAGCGCCGCGTCGGCGTGTTCAACCGCTGGCTGCGCGATGGCGCCAAGGCGCTCAGCCAGGAAGAGCTGCTCGCCAACAACCGCATCATCCGCAACGCCCAGGCCGAGGGCACCAACAGCGCCGGCGGCTACCTGGTGCCGACCACCACGGTCGCCCAGCTCCTGGTCGAGCTCAAGGCCTATGGCGGTATGCGCAGCGTCGCCCAGATCCTCGAGACCTCGACCGGCGAGCAGATGAACTGGCCGACCGTCGACGACACCTCGAACACCGGCGAGCTGATCGCCGAGAACACGACGGCGACCAGCCAGGATCTGACCTTCGGCCAGGCCTCGCTGTCGCCCTACAAGTTCTCGTCCAAGATCTTCGCGGTGCCCTTCGAGCTCATGCAGGACTCGGTGGTCGACGTGATCGACATCGTCAACAAGGCGGCGGGCGTTCGCCTCGGCCGGGCGCAGAACACCTACTTCACCACCGGCAGCGGCTCGAGCCAGCCCAAGGGCGTCGTCACCGCGGCGGCCTCGGGCAGGGTCGGCACCACCGGCCAGACGGCCAGCGTCATCTATGACGACCTGGTCGAGCTCGAGCACTCGATCGACCCGGCCTATCGCCAGAGCGGCCAGTGCAGCTGGATGTTCCATGACACCACGCTGAAGGTGCTGAAGAAGCTGAAGGACGGCCAGAGCCGCCCGCTCTGGCTGCCCGGCCTCGCCGGCATGGATGGCCCGATGTCCAGGCCGTCGCTGCTCGGCTACGGCTACACGATCAACCAGGACATCGCGACCATGGCCGCCAACGCCAAGTCGATCCTGTTCGGCACGTTCAATCAGTACATGATCCGCGACGTCATGCAGCTGCTGATGTTCCGCTTCGACGACTCGGCCTACATCAAGCTGGGCCAGATCGGCTTCCTCGCCTGGATGCGGGCGGGCGGCAACTACATCGCCTCTTCCAACAGCTCGATGAAGTATTACGCCAACAGCGCCACCTGATCTCGTCGTACCGTGCAAGGGCGGGGCAGCCGAAAGGCTGCCCCGATCCTCTTCCGAGCGCCGGCGCCCCTGCCGACGCTCGGAACAGGAGCACCGACCATGCTGATCCGCAATCTCGT